GTGTTATGAGTAGTGTATTGAAAGAGTTATTATTAGCTTGATTGAGAAATCACAGATTTCTCAAGACTAGTATCTTAATAAGTCTTTTGATTGTGTGAGTAATACAAAGTAAAGAAAATCCACCCACTACACAAAAGAATATAAAGGGTAAAGCCCTTTAGTATTAGTAAATCTTAATAAGCTGATATAACCAAACAGCATTAGACAACCCGTATCAAGATTTAATGACTGAGAATATAGAAGGGTTAGCGTGTGTTTCTTATAGTTGGGGGTCTACTATTATCTAAGCTCATATCAGTTTTCTTTGGGTTACCTTTCTTTTGGGTAGGACACACACTCAAATAAGTAAAAATAGGGTTAAAATCATCAATCTACTTCAAAAATCACTCTAAAAAGCCCATTTAACCACTTATTTTGGTCTATAATCTTCTGCTTAGCTGTAGTAGACATAGAATTAGGTTTAGCTTGAATTAGTCTGATTGTTCTTGTTTTTTTATCAATAGCAAAGACATCTATAGGAGAGTGAGAACCAGCTGATCTTTGAGCTATGTCATAGCCCTTATCCTTGTATTGTTTAACTATCTTATACTCTTTCCTTCTGCCCTTCTCATAGTTCTTATTAGGCATTAGTTCACATAAATCGGCTCTTCTAGGTTGTTGCTAATCTCTAAATTACTAGAGCTGATATTTTCTAAGACAAAACTAGGATCATCTATCCCTGAACCATCCCCTATTCTGCTGTTTACGATTGTTAGTGTTCCAACCTTGAAATTTGCTAAAGATACACCACCACCAAAAACAGATATATTCACGAGGTTTAAGGCGTTACAAATTGCGTCAGTAGTGGATGCATCTATTATAATCATATCAAAATTAGAGTTTTCAACATATGGGATCTCTATAGATCCTCTAGTTGATCCGAAGGTTATATCCGGAGTTGTTCCTAAGGTTGTACTGAAAGAGTTACCATCTGCTATGTTGTCTTTTATTATTAAGTTATGGATGGAAGCATTAGCTATAGTTAGAGTTGGGGCAGTCATACCATCAATAAGAATTGTTTCACAATATATGTCTGTACTATCTGATCCAAATAGGTCAAAAGCTATGTCTTGTCCTAACTTACCGATTTCTAAGTTCTCAAAGTTAAATGAGTTAATCCTTGCCCCACTAACTAATAGGTTTAGGGTCTGATGTGTCTGATTTCTTCCATTGATTAAGACTTCCTCTCCTCTTGATTGCTCTTCTTCAACATGATAATCAGCTGGAGTTGGAAAAGAAGCCTTTGAAGTTATTGAAAGATTTGTCTCGCTAAATACTGACACTATAAATATAACTGCTACAAAACCAATTAAAACAGATGATAACATAAGCCAAATCATACCGTTACCCTTCATGCTTGGAAAACTAGGCATTACTTTCATGATTTTCAGTAGTTTTCATATTATTTAAATTGTTCCTTACTTTCTCTTGGTGTTCGTGTAACATTTTATTACATACTGCCCCGATTATTATAGAAACGGGATTAGAGAAGATAGCAAAAGCTACTAAAATAATATCTAAGTGCGGACTGATCTCGGCCGGATTGCTCGTAGTTTTCCATATAATAATAATACCTAAGGCAACAAAGGCAAAGATAATTGGTAAAATAACTAATAAATTAATAAATTCTTGTCCGGTTAAAGTTTGGACTTCATCTCTTCTCTTTTTTTTCATAGATTGTTGGTGTTTAGTGCGTCTTCTAAATTCTCTGTATCATCAACTATTAAAATCTTATGTTCATCACAAAAACCACCTAATTTTACTTGATCCACATACTCTCTTGCTGTTCTTCTCGCAATTCCGAACTCTTCCATACACCACGCAACTAACTTATTATATTCTACTGTCTTATCTTGCTTTTTTGTAGCAAGGAGTAGGGATTTAAGTCTCCCTACTCTAAAGTTTCTCGTTGATTGAATACTATTCATATTTTGTTTACCTTATTCACATAAAGAACCTTCTTGTCTTGTCCGGCTACCTTTTGATCTAAGATATTCCAAAAAATTCTATGACCTATCCACTTCTTCATGTCAGTACCTAATTTATTTGCTATAAATCTTGAACTCGTCTTATTAGGATAATATTCCGCTTGATCCTTTCCGGAAATTCTGACATGAATTATCAGCTTTTCTTTAATCTTATCCCCGTCTTCCAAACTTGGAATAGGTTCGTATCTAGGTTCAGGCGAGATAATATCGGCAAATCTTTCTTGTTCCGGCTTTGCTGCAATAGCTGCACCTTCAACTGCTAAATCTTTAAACTCCATTTTTTCGTGTACCCCCTTTGTAAAAAATCATTCTCTCATGATCCTCTCGATCACAAGTATGAATATAACAAGCGAGTTCATAGCACTCCAAACAATTAATGCGTCTATTGTCATTTGTTCCAACCCATAACTAATTTAAGATAGTTTCCCCATGTGATAACTTCTCCGGACTTGACCTCTCTCTCTACTTTGTCTATTTTCATTTTGTTATAAAAGTCTTCATCAAGAGCTATCAATAATTTTCTTTTATTCATTTTGCTCTTCCTCGTGTATATCTCTCATCATTTCAAAAGCTACATCATTGACACATTGGTCTGAAGCATGGTACTCACTAGCCCATAGTTTCCCACACTCCTCGCAAACTTTCTCGTTGTTTGTATGTTGATTCATTGTATTCTCTTAACGATATAGGTATATATAAATGTATCGACTACCTCAAACCCCTCTAGTTTTGCTAAAAATTCTTTGACCTCTTCGTCATTACTTCCTCGTCGATAGATTATGACAATCCCTCTCGCTTCCTTATTTATTTTCTTAGCTAACTCGTCTTCGTCTTTTATTCCTTTCATAAAATAATATATAATGTCATAAATTGAGAAATCTATGTCCTTATAATTCCCATGTGTAACCCAATTTTGAAAATCTGTGTGTTTATAAAAATCGTCTTCAATCTCTACCCCTCTAATAGTTGCCCCCTTTCTCCATGCTAGACCTAAGACCCTACCTGTACCCGAACCAATATCAAGAAACATCTTAACCGGACAATATTTCTCAAAGCATTCTTTGAGATCTTCCAAAACACTAGGACAATAAATCCCCTCGTCAGTCATCATAGTAATAAATTAATTCTACTATAATTTTTTCTAAATCTATTGTTCCCGCAACTCCACTCGCAGCGAAAGAAATTCCTAAAAAATCTCCAGCAACAAAGCTATCTTCATCTCTTGCTTGTGTGAACTCAAATCTTTTATTAGTTCCGGTTACAGTAACTAAATTATTATTCCACACTCTAGAACCGTTCTTCATGACTTGTATTTGTAATGAGCTAACCTTAGCAACACTAGTACAATCATAATTTACAGTAACACCTACGAGAGATCCGGCGGTTAAAGTAGTCATCCCCTTAGCTGCGCTTAGCTCTACTCCGGCTAATTCAATAAATTTGTCAGCAATAAAACCGACTTGTATCTCATCATTTTGAGAGAATACTGTAGAGTGCTTTGTGCCTTCTACTTCATCTTGAAATATATTTGTTCCTGTCCATGTGTTCGCTGTAGAAAAACTAAAAGAAAGAGTATCAGCAATTAATTGAATTGGAGAAGTTACAGAAAGAGAAGTCTGAAAAGTATCGTCAGCGTATTCTTTATTAACTATGTCTTTATCATTAGAAGGAGTATGCTGTATTGTTCCATTTTTAGCTGTTAGAGATTGAACGATATTAACATCATCCATGTTGTCAAAGTTACCCGCCCCTTCCGGTCTATGAAACTTCCCTTTATGTCCGCCCCTGTATATTTTCATAAAAGGATTACTAGGAAATCTTTTAGCCATTAAAATTTAAGAAGAAGATATTATTTAAAACTTACCCCGAAGTGACAGCTTCCCATGCTGAACCCGTGTTAAAGTTTAGCTTGTTCGTAGTAGTATTAAAAATTGTCAATCCTTCTTTATTAGCCATTGCGTCTCTTTCAGCAGTTGTCATAGCTCTTATAATTAATTCGGAAGGTTGGACTATATCACCTATAACTTCCATCTTTATTTCTCTTCCTCTTCTTGTTCGCTTTCGTCATCACTAGCGGCTTCTTCGTCTTCGGAAGGAGAAGTCTCATTAGATCGATTATCCAAAAAATAGTTATTGTCTTCCATCTTGACCTTGTCATTTTCTATCTCCACCGGAAGATTTCCGTCGGCGTCTCGGAACTTTTCCCAAACTTCCCCCCTCTGTAGTTTTCCATTGTGCGACATCTTTAAGCCTGTGTATCAGTAATAACATGAATAGCTTCCGGATCTGTAACTTGACATTGACCGATCTCCCAACTTCTAATCGTAAACTTAACACCCTTGTCTTCTATAGTTGCTGTTTGTAATGCTGCTGCCCCTTTCCATGTTGCCGCCCTTTGTCCTATAATGATCATTGCTTGGTCTGCTGTAACATTGTTAGAAACGATTATCCTTAGTCCGCATACTTGTCCGACTACTCCATTGCTAACTACATCCGCAGTCTTGAAACTTGGATTATTAATAACTTTAGAGTTCATCATTAGATTTGTATAATCTAACGGACTAAGTAATAGGAAACCATTGCTTAAAGCGTCATAGTTATCAACAGCTAGGTATTGAATACCGGTCAGAATATCTCTAATTGGGTCTCTATTCGCAGCTGTTGCGTTGTCCCATGTTGCTACTGCTGCTGCTGTGTTAATTCCACTTGCCCCGCTTAGAGTAGTATATATGTAACTATCAACAGAACTTGCGATACTTCTAGCAACTCTGATTAATGTTCTTGCTTGAACATCAATAGCGTCTGTCAATTTGTCTTCTAGGAATACAAAACTTTCAGCCGCAAACTTAACATGAACTCCTTGAAACTTAGTCCAACTTGGATCAACATGAGGAAATGCTGCCCCTCTCGCTACTCCTTGAATATTAAATGTCTCTCCGTTAGCTGTAAGATCCGCAGCTGTTTCTCTATAAAATGTCTCAGTCCACTTAGAACTAGCTGTCATCATTAGAACTTGTTTAAATCTATATTCTTTAAGTGCGAAACCCTTAACAGCTCTTTCTATATTTTCTCCTCTAATATCAGCCATTCCCATTTGGTCAGCCATTTACCAAGCACCTACCAAAACTTCAATAACTTCAGAAGCAGACGCAGTCTGAAGAGCCATGCCTACAACTTCTCCACTAGCTTCTACTTGATCATCATCAGCAGTAGCTATTAAATTAGCACCGGCAATCTTAACAAAAGCCCCAACAGCTATTCCCGACCCACTATCTTTTAAATCAAATACTCCGTGTCTATGAACGGACAATCTCGTAGAACCATCACTAATTACTTTTTCATAGGCAGCAATGCCTAAGAATATGTCTCCATCCGCACCACTAGCAACGCCCGTGTTAGCGTCAGTTAATTTAAGAATCGTTCCTTTTTCTATCGTTGCGCCATCAGCAACCGTACACTCTAATAGTCTATCTTCTAATTGTTGTACAAGGATTGCTTCATTAGCCATTGAAAGCATATATCAGTAGTCTATTTAAACTTTTGCCTTTTTTTCCGGAAACTTGGTTAATTCTCTATCAGCTAGTTTTAGCAGTTCAAAGCTCTCTTTAAGAGCCATAGTCATCTTTTTGATACTATCTTCTACCGATTTCTTATAGCTTTCCCAATCTTCTCTAGATAAAGTTGTCATCTTTTAATGGGTTTGCTTCTCCTTTCATAACTTTCTCGGAATATTCCTCGTCAGTCATTTTCGTCTCTTTCTTTGCTTCTTGCCCCGCCTCACTTCCGCCACCCAAAGCTAGATTAGCTGCTATAGTTTCTGCTCTATCGTTCTGTAGTCTAAGAGTTTCTGCTGCTTCTTCCGTTCTCTTAGCTGCCTTGTTAGCTGCTTCTATTAAGGGGTTGGTAACTTCCTCTTTAACCTCTTCCTTAACCTCTTCTTTCTTTTCTGTCTTAGTTTCTTCTTCTGTCATATTTGCCTTAACCCCCTTTGTGATTATTAAATCCTTTCAGCTTCATCTGAAATAATTTGAATTTGTGAAGCTATTAAATCATTTCTTGAAGGATCAGGAGTTAATAATGCGACCCTCATTTGTTCGGAAACTATGTCTCTCATCCCCCCGACAGTATTAAACATAATAAATTTTTCTAGTTGTTTGTGTCCGTCTTCTCCTACCCAATCCGCTAAATTATCGCTAGTTTCTAATTTCAATTTAGCATGATATTCATCTATTAAAGATAATTGTGAATTAAACATATTTAAGGCAACTACCGGATCTCCGCCCGAGTTAGCCAACATCACAGTTTTTAGAAGGTTTTGCTCTGCTTTCATAAGATTTTGTGCTTCTCCTTTTAAAATATCTACTCTTTGCGCCCCGATATTTCCCGAAACACCTTTATAAAATCCGGCAACAGAACCAACAACTCCGAGAGCTGCCGCCCCGATTGGTCCACCACCCGCCATAAATCCTGCCGCTGCCCCTGTTCCCGCCCCAATAAGTAACTCATCAAACGCAGACATAAGAGCTTCTCGATAGTTTATTTTATCTTGTTCGACATCTCCGGTCGGTTGAATTAACCCAATTTTATCGGATAATAAAATCCCTAATTGTGTCCTTAAATCTTCAGTTTTTTTAAGTTCCATTTCTTCTCTCACACGGGCAGTTTCCGGCAATTCCCGCCCCGCTTCTATAGCTAATACTTTTTCGACATCTTTACGATCAATCCCTAAAAATGTCTCTCCGGCTACTGTTGTAACTCCGGAGACTTGTCCGGTCTCTACATCTGTAAAAACTCTCTCTTCTGGTTGTGGTCTAACTTCTGCTATTGGAACACATGTTTTAGTAATAGGATCAAATCTTTGACCTTCCGGACATTGTCTCGTCATATTTTCTCTTCCCCCACCCCTGTCTCTAGGAGAGAAGGCTGTCGGATTAGGTGCGGCTGTGCTAGGATGTGAAGTTAAATTGTGAGCCATTATCTACCTACTCCTACTTGTGTATCGTTAGGTTGAAATCCGGTTGTAGTTGTTGCGTCTTTTCTCTCGTCTCCTTGAAGGTCTGCCGATAGTGTTGTCGGCGGGATTAAGTTAATCTTAATAGCTAATTGTTCCCATATCTGTCTCTCGAGTTTCTTTTGATCCATTTGGACTAATTGCTCGAAAGCGAAATAGATGACCTTAGTCTCGCTTTCTGTAGATTGCCCACTAGCTCCGGGTATTACTTGAGGAAGTCCGATCGTTCTATAAAATCTGTTTCTAATATCGTTTCTCCAATCAAATATAAGAGAAGACATATTTACTTGAATAACTTCAAAGTCCACGCTTTCCTTATCATCCGGAATATAGATATTCTCTCCTTTGTTAACTGCTGCGTCCATCTTCTTAACGAAAGCCGCGATTTTGGTAGGGTCATCAGTTCCTAACTTAAACATTATCATAGGTCTCGCTTGTCTGTGTGCTATCTTCTTAATATCTTCAAAGCTCTCGTTATCTGCTAGGATTGTCTGTTCTACTGCTTTAATGTCTGATATTCCGTGTATTTGATCTGCTAGTCTATTATGTGATAAATGAAATATCTCATTAACCTTAAACTTCTTATCCGGACTACCTTTAACTTTAGAAGTCTGTTCGTATCTTATCAATCTTCCATCCTTTCCTACAACATGCCGTATAGTTGAAGGATCTAGTGGTTTAAGATTAATTAATATTCCTGTTTTTTTATCTCTTATAATATGACAATAACTATCTCCGGCAACTCTCTTAATGACTTCGGCGTTGAAGATAATATCTTCAAAGGTGTCTTTACCCCATCCGGTAATATGATCTAAAATTACTTGTTCTCTTGGAGTAGTCGTATAACCCTTTCCGGTCATCCATGCGGCCTTCATAAGAATAGCTGCCTTTAAGTCCGGAATAGTATTAAAATAACCCCATTGTTGAGTCCACTCGTTATTTACCCATGTCGTCTCTTTCTGATCTGCTACTCCATCAGTAGACATTAGATCGACTGTTACACTAGCAACATCATTAGTCATATCACTAATTTGTGCGGACGCTATGTCTGTTCTAGCCATATTATATATCAATCCTCATTGGTATCTGAATACTTGCTATTGTTGGTAAACTATCCCATGTTATATCCTCATCTGGAGACGGTGTTGTCCATTTTTGAAGATATTGACCGGAAGTTTTAACTCTATTTTGCGGATCTGCTCCTATACACATCTCAACCCTTTTCGAACTCGCTGCTTTAGCCCAACCTTCGACAGTTACTCTAAGAGTTTCTCCTTTTTTAAAAACTGTTAAAGGAATATCTAAGTCTAGGCTGTTCATGTGATAACCAGTACCGGCATATCCGTTCGGATTGTGTTCACTTCCCGTATTTTCAGCTAAATCTGTTTCAGTTGTTCCGTCCCATTTTCTAATCTTTACAACGATATAATGAACATTATCGCCAGAATTGTTTTCATAGTATCTCCCAGAAGGAATATTACAGACAGTCTTTCCTTTAATTGTTGTTGGTCTGTTAAATTCAACATCATAATCAACATCTAATACTTTTACGAAGGAAGTTGATGTAGTGTCTGACGATATTTCATTAATATAATCAGAATAAAAAACAGAATTACTTAATCTTCTTAAATCAACAGTAGAACCTAAATAAAAGGTTACAATTCCCGTTCCCGAAGCAAAATCTATAAAACTATAAGAGGCTGTTGCCGTTTCTTGTGGAATTGGAAGAACTACAGGAAGACCCGCCATCTATTCCCCGTTCATAAAGTCTTGAACCTTTATGTCTTTTAATTGTGCTACGCATGTTGTATATTCATAGATTAATGAGTTGATCATGGTCAGAGCTTCTTGTCTACTTGTAAATCCGGACATATCAAATCTAATAACTGCTATAGCTGCCCATGAACTCGCAGCCATCTTTAGAATACCTTTAACATCAACATTTAATCCGGAATAGGCGTCAGACCAATTAAACCGCGTTGTAGAATTGATTAAACTTTCTGCTTGTGTCATAAAGTCGTTAATATATAATTCTACTGCTGCTGTAGTACTCGCACCTACTCCGGCTTTCCTTTTAACTTCTTCTGTCGTTGCGAAGATTCCTGTATCAGCCATGAATTGCTAATCTCCTAATCATCTCGGTTAAGTCTTGAATTGCTAAAACTAAAGCTCTCTCGCTATCTGTTAAAGTTGTGAACTCCTCTCCTCTTATCTTTACTTTCTCTTCCGGCATGATATCTTTAGTAAACCCATATATTTAAAGTTTTGTCTTTAACACACCACGCCGATCTGATTAGCCCTTCCGCTATGTGTGTGTAGTTTCCGAAGATCCTCATTTGTGTAAAGCCCATTTCCTTCTTTATAAACTCATATTGAACCGACTTTAAAGATAGTCTAAGGTCTTCATCGTCTAATAACTTGATATAACCTCTTTCCATCAACGAAAGAAGGTTGTCGTATAAGTCTTCTTTTAATAGTTTCATTTTCTTCTTCCCTTCTCTATCTAGTGGTCTTGATCGATTATTAATAGCGACAACCTTTCTTTTAGTTTCTGAATTATCTAAAAGGTGGTCGAATATGCCTACACCTAAAGAACCGCTTCCGGCGTCTATGTATATGTGTTTAATAGTATTGTATTGTCTATTTAATTGTAATATCCGATCTTCTGTTTGAGTAGTTCTCGTCTTTCTAGTTACAATGTTCTCAACTTGAACTAAACTCTTATCGCTAATCTTATCTATTATCTCAAAAGAACTCTCATCGTCTCCCATTCTCGCAATATCAACACCTAACGAATAGTCGCGATCTCTTAATATACTTTCTCGTCTTTTCATACAACAGACTTTCTCTATTAGTTCGTCTGGGAAGTATTGTCTTAGTTCGTCTAAGAATAGTCCTAAATACTCTTGCCCGTATTGAAGTTCACTCATGTCCTTTCTTTCTTCTTTTAAGAACCTAATAGCTTCAACTCTCTTACTTTCCGTCCATCCTTGCGTTATTGGTCTTTCTTGGATAACCTCTTCGCTTGATATATGAAACACCTTAAACTTATCATGCTTGTTTTGGAATGCTTCCCAAAAGTAGCCCTGCTTTCCGTGTGGAGTTGAACACATCCATATTTGACCGCCTGTCGTCAGAAGAGTAGGTCTAGACGCCTGCCAAACAAGATTTGGCATCCTGCTAGCTTCGTCTATTATTAATACATTTCCGGTAAACCCTCTAACAGCGTCTCCGGTAGTTCCAACGGGTCTCGCAATAGCTGAAGACTTGTTAGTTAGATTAAGTTTGTTTTGAGTTGGTTTATTCTTTCCTCTTGCTATTAGCTTTCTGTTCTTCTTTTCTGTATAATCTAACATCATTACGATAATAAGTTTAGCTTGGTCTTCTGTTAATGAAACAATAATAATCTTAGAACCCGCATTATTAATCATATAGTCTACTGCCTTTCTAGCCATTATCGTTGTCTTCCCTACTTGTCTTCCTGTACATAATACTAGATTTCCGTTGTGTTTTAAGACTTCTTCTTGATAGTCGTCCAACACTATATCCATATCCATATTATATATTATATTTTAATAGTTTATAATATTATCTAAAAATTTGTCAGCGGGGAATACCAAATCCCTAGTATTGGGGTCTAGAAGCCCGCTAAAGTATAGGGTGGAGTATACA